AATAAAAAACATGAACAAAGATTTAGACATTTAACAAAAGAAGAATTTAATAAAATATTTAATATAATATAAAATGAATAAAAAACAAAAATATGCTGTAGTTTCATTAAGTGGAGGTATGGACAGCAGTACTCTCTTATTAAAATTATTAAGTGAAGGATATCAATGCACTGCACTTTCTTTTGACTATGGACAAAAACACAGAGTAGAATTAGAACGTGCTGTTGAATTAGTAAAATATATTAATGAAAGATCAGGTCAAATAGTCAAAGATGAGGCACAATTACTATTTTATCCAGTTACTCATCAAATCATCAAAATAGATGGTTTATCAAATTTATTAGTAAGTGGATTAGTAGATAATAATTCTATGGAAATGAAAACAGGACATTATGCTCATGAAAATGCTCTTACAACTGTTGTTCCTAATCGAAATGCGATATTCTCAGCTATTACATATGCTGTTGCTTTATCAGTTGTAAAAAGAACAGGAGAACCATGCAAAATAGCTTTGGGAACACATATGGGGGATTTTGATAATAAAAAACAAAGCGGAATTTATCCAGATTGTTCTGAGGAATTTAGACAAGCTATTGAACATGCTTTTAAAATAGGTAATTGGGACTCAGATAAAGTAGACTACTATGCTCCTTATAATATAACTGATAAAACAGGAGTATTAAAAGATGGAATTGAATGTTGTAAAAAATTAGATTTAGATTATAAAGAAATTTATAAACGCACTAATACAAGTTATGCTCCAATTAAAGTAAATTTAAAATCACCCAATGTAGGCCCAAATGGAGAAGAAGATTGCGATAGATTTGTTTGGTATAGTGATTACCAAAGTGGTTCAAGTATTGAACGTATAGAATCTTTTATTAAGTTAGGATTAGAAGATCCTATTCAATATGCTGAAGAAAATGGCACTTTAGTTTCATGGGATTTTGTAAAAGATTATGTTATTAAAATTTGTAAAGAATGGGAAGAAAATAAAAAATCATGATATTTATAGTCGTACCGCATAGACTAGTATTATGAAAATCTATATTTATTGTTTATTTGATAAAAATGAAATTCCTTTATATATAGGAAAAACTAAAAATTTATTAAAAATAAGAGAATCCCAACATAAAAGAAGATTAAATATAGAATTAAATATATTTGAGTTAGACTATGTTGATGAAAATGAATGGAAATTTTAGGAAGAATTTTATATAAATTTATTTAAAAGTTGGAATTTTACTTTATTAAACCAAAATGAAGCAGGAGGTGGCCCATCATACCATACAGAAGAATCTAAAATTAAAATGAGAAATTCTTTAAGACCTGAAACTTCTAAAAAACTAAAAGGTAAAAAAAGACCAGATGTTAGTAAGAGATTTTTAGGAAAAATAGTAACTGAAGAAACGAAGAAAAAAATGAGAAATAGTAGAATAAATCATTCTATGTATGATGATCCTAAACGAGGTGAAAAAATAAAAAACTCAAATCAAAAACATTACGAACAAAATTCAGATAGAAATAAAATTATATCATCTAAATTAATAGGTAGAAAAGCTGAATGGATGAAATTTAGAAATAAACCTATCCTTCAATATGATTTAGAAGGAAATTTTATTAAAGAGTGGGTTAATGCAGTAGAAGCCGGAAAATCATTAAATAAATCTAGTTCAGCTATAAATGAATGTTGTAATGAAAAAAGAAAAACAGCATATAAATATGTTTGGAAATATAAAAATTTGGCTTCTAAAATTTAAAAACATATATTAATAAATAAAATGGAACAAGTAGATAATTGTCAATATTGTAGAAAACCAAATAAAGACATGTATTATGGATTTATAGCTATGTCTCCACCAATTCCAGAAATGGAAGAACGTAAACAAAAATGGGGAGAAAAATGGTGGGAAAATTTAGAACGTGAAGACTTAACAGAAGAAGAATATAAAGATTTAGATGGTATAAACTTATATGATCAATTATTAAATACTATAGGCAGAGGAAAAATATGTATTTCATGTTTAGAATATGAAGATAGATTACTAAATAAATATTACCCAAAAATAAACTTAACAAACATAAAATAAAATGAAACACCCAGATCCAGACCTACACCAAACAATTAGTTTTATCAAATCATTTATTAGAATCATAGGATACATTTCTTTACTAGTAAACATTCCAACAGGAATATCTATATTAGTAATATCAGAAATAATTGGAGTTTGTGAAGAACTAGTATAAATATTAATGTAATTTCAAAAATAACAAACTTAAAAATTTAACAAATAAACTTATTAAAAATGAAAAAAATTCTTTATTTCTCTGCAGAATGGTGTAATCCATGTGTTACATTAAGTCCAATAGTAGAACAATTTAAAAAACAAGTATCTATAGATAAAATAAACATTGATTACGATGTTACTCTTGTAGAAAAATACAATATAAAAAGTATTCCAACATTAGTTCTTTTAAAAGACGGAAATGAAATTAAAAGACATACAGGCGTTTTAAATTATGAACAACTAAATAAATTTATAAATGGCTAGATATATTTCAACAAAACTATTCGAAAACTATTCTGTTGCGTTAAGACAATGGAAGGCATCTCACTCACATTGTGAATTATTACATGGTTATGCTTTAAAATTTAAAGTATGGTTTGCTTCAAATGAACCAGACATTGATAAACAACTCGATGATATGAATTGGATTGTTGATTATGGGGGATTTAAAACACCACCTAAAGGAAATGGTTTGAAAGATTGGATGGATAGTAAATGGGATCACACCCTGCTGATAGAAAAAGATGACCCATACTTAGACCTATTCCAGACAATGGCTATGGAAGGTTTATGCAAACTTGTAATAATGGATAAAATGGGAGCAGAATCATGTGCTAAATTAGTTTTTGATCATTTTAATGAAGTATTATCAAAAACAGATGCTGGTAGATGTAAATGTATTAAAGTAGAGTGTTTTGAAAACGATAACAATTCATCAATATACGAAGAATAAATGATACAAATTTCCCATGAAACTCCATTATGTCTACTAGAAGAATCATTAACTTTTAATGATTATAACTTCTGTTTATTAGAAATTGGATATATGTTTATTTTGTATTACCTTTTAAAAAGAAATAATGAAAACATTTTGTATGGCTGATATTCACGGTAACTATCGTGGATTGAAACAAGTATTAGAACGTAGTGGTTTTGATAAAGAAAATGATTTATTAATCCAAACCGGAGACATAGTTGATGGGTTTGATGAAGTATATGAATGTGTTAGAGAATTATCAACAATAAAAAATCTTATCACTATTAGAGGTAATCACGATGATTGGTTTGTTCAATTTATATTGGATGGACGTCACCCTGCAGACTGGGGACAAGGGGGAAGAGCAACACAAAGAAGTTATCTTAGAAATATGATGGTTGAAAGTATAAAAAATACTGACATACCTTCCCTACACCAAACATTTTTCTTAAACCAAAAACCATACTACATTGATGATAAAAATCGTTTGTTTATTCATGGTGGATTTGATCGTCATGTATTAATTGAAGATGAACCTGATATTGAAACATTTTGGTGGGATAGAGATTTTTTCATGGCATCTTTATCATTTAAACAAACCCAAGGTAAATTTAAAAATAAAAACAATTTCACTGAAGTATTTTTAGGACATACTCCAGTAATGAATTGGGGAAAGGAAACTCCAATAAATTCAGCTGGATATGTATGGAACCTAGATACTGGCTCAGGTTATAAAGCAGGTAAGCTAACAATAATGGATATTGATACCAAAGAATATTGGCAATCAGATATAGGTAAAGATTTATATCCAGAACAAGGAGGAAGATAATATGATTTTAACAATAGTTTTATTTATTATTTGGAGTGGTTATGCTATTCTAGAAGGTTGGCGAGACGCTCATTATTTTCATTTTCGTATTAAAGTAGAGTGTTTTGAAAACGATAACAATTTATCAATATACGAAGAATAAAATGTGGACATCAACAACAACTTTCGGAGACATATAATTTAATTATATATTAAAATAAAAAATTATGGAAAAATTAACACAAAAACTAACACCAAAGGAGATATACGATAACTATATCAATCATCCTACAACAGAGGATACGTTTAAATTATTTTACACACGAAAACTCGGTGATGATATAGAACTAAAAGTACAAAATTTTGAATCAAAGGATGAGGATTATTGTATCTCTTTACTAGAATCAATAATGGACTTAGAAGATTTTCTTGGATGGCCATTTGGAGATAAAGTTTAAATTTAAAAATAAAAACAATGAATAATCAATTATTAAGCCTATATGAATATTTAGGAAAAGCTGCTGGTGAAAAACTAGGTAAAGAAGTTGCAGAAGAAGCTGCAAAACAAAGAGTTGGGTTTGGTAAAAAATTTGTCCAAAATCCAAAATTTACTGGGGACGTTATGCTTTACCCAAGAACTTTTTTAGATTCATATTTTAAAAAACCAACATTAAATCCTGTATCATCAAATAGAGATAAAGTAGATGATTTACCTTTTTAAAAAATGGATATAACAACAACAGAAGTAGAATCATATAACGTTCAAATATGGACTGGATTACGGGATATGAATGGAATGTCATCATACACAATTGATGATGTTTATTATATAGTCCAAAAACACGTTGGTGTTCTTGGGGAATGTGTAAGTGTAACACCAACAAAATTTATATATACTAATGGAAGTGAGAATGGAGTAGTTGTTGGTTTTATTAATTACCCAAGATTTCCCAAAGAAAAAGAAGAAATTTTAGATAGAGTTTGGAAATTAGCAGAAAAATTATTAATATCATTAAGTCAATGTAGAGTAACTATTACTACACCAAATAAAACATTTATGTTAACAAACGAAAATAAAATTCCAAAATGATTGAAATATTAACCCATAGTTTAGGAATTTGTGGGGATAATCATCCTAATGTATTTTTACTTTATATTAATGGAATAGAATTTTCAACATATAAAGATTATATTATAAATCAAATAAAACAGTTATGTCAGTAAAATCAGATAAATTATTAATAAGTAGTGACTTTTATTCAGTACAAGGAGAAGGAATATCATCAGGTATTCCATCATACTTTGTACGTTTAGGCACTTGTAACTTGACATGCGGTATGTCTCGTTTATTCACTAATAAACTATTAAAAGAAAAGTCACTCGAAGACGGAGAAATATTTAAAGGTGACTTAGAACTAGAAGGTAAAGCAACTTGGACTTGTGACTCAACGTCTCAATGGTTGTGGAGAGGTGAAAATAAAGATTTTCAATATCTAATTGATAGATGGAAGGAACAAGGTATCTATGAAGATATTAAGAGCGGCTTGATTCATATCATTTGGACTGGTGGTGAACCTACAATTAAAGGACATCAGGAAGCAATTTCCAATTTCAATATATACTGGAGTAGTATTATAGCCTATGGAAATAACTGGCACGAATATTCACCATATCAGGAAATAGAAACAAACGGTACAGTAGTAATTGATCAACCGTTATTTGATTTGTTAGATCAAATCAACTGCTCACCAAAGTTATCTAATTCAGGTATGACTGAGAAGCAACGCATCAACCCAGACGCAATCAAGCGCATAATGGAACATTCCAATTATCAATTCAAGTTCGTGGTTAGCGTAGAGGATGATATCAAGGAGATATTCAGAGATTTTATAGTACCATTTAATATACCATTGAAGAACGTAGTAATAATGCCGGGGATGGATAGTCAAGAAGATTACCATGAAAGAACACATTTCATATTAGAAGCAGCTAAAAAATATAAAATAAGAGGCTTGAGTAGATTGCATATAAGTGCATACGATAAAACTCTTAACGTTTAATTATTTTATATGAATGAAATTTTCCACATTATAGGACTTTGTCCAGATAGTTTGGCTCATACAGATTTTTTAAATATATTTATTTTAAATTATCAAGATATTATAAACATATTTAATAAAGGTTATGCTAATAAAACAAAAATTTTTAAGAAGTAAAGTACATTTAAGAAATATTTTTCATAAAAAACATGTTCAAAGCCCAAATGAAATTTTAATTAAAAAAACTCTTTCTAAATTATTGTCTAATGAAAAAACAATAGTTTCAATTTTTCCATCTGTTAATTTAATTTACATTCAAACTGAAAAGAAAGATTATACTATTATATTAGGTGAAAATAAAATCAAAATTACCAATCATAAACTGTTTATTGAAACATATTTAAGTGACAATTTTGGAACTGAATTAATAAATATGGTTTATAAATGTTTAGATAAACGTAAAAATAAAGTGGATAATGTCATTTTTAACAATGAATTAGATGGCTTAACCTATATGTTAAATTCATTAAAATAAAAAAGATACTTCAAAAAGAGTTAACAAAGTCGTTGGTTATATATTTATAATAAAATATTATGAGTATAGGAATATATAAAATTATCAATCCTAAAGGTAAAATATATATTGGTCAAAGTATCAATATAGAAGAAAGATGGAGAAAATATAATAAATTGAATTGTAAACGACAACCTAAACTTTATAATTCACTTAAAAAATATGGTCCTGAAAAACATAAATTTAAAATTATTGAAAAATGTAGTTTAAAATTATTGAATAAACGAGAAATATATTGGAAACAATATCATAACTCTATTAATGAAGGATTAAATTGTGAATTATTTGATATAGGACAAGGATATAGATCTAATGAAGTAAAAGAAAAAATAAGTAATTCATTAAAAGGCAAAACAAAATCTAAAGAACATTGTTTAAATATAAGTAAAGCAAAAATAGGCATTCCTAGTAAACGAAAAGGAAAACCTGATTTAAAACAAAAAGGCAAACCTAAACCTGGAGCTGGAGGAAAAGGTAACCCAAAACCTGGAGCTGGTCCTAAAAAAGGAAAACATATTCTTTATGAAAAAACAGGAGAAATATTTTATTCTATAAAAGAATGTATGGTTAAATTAGGTATTCATAATAAAAAAATGTATATTTTACTTAATACTCCAAATAGTGGATTTAAAAGATTATAAATTAATTAATAAATAAAATAAACGAAGTATGAAAAAGCTAAACAAAGCAAATGAAAACTCCCCCCGTTCATCTAAGGAAATTGAAGAAATGATTAGTAATGCTGCTCTCCATTATGGAAGATTTTTGAATTCTATGGGTTTTGATTATGAAGCAGATAGACAAACAATTGATACTCCAATGCGTGTTGCAAAATCTTGGTGTAAAGATCTTATCATAGGTTCAATTACAGAAGAACCTTCAATGACTGTATTTCCAAATGAAGAAAACTATGATGGAGTAGTCATTCAAACAGGTATTCCAGTAGTTAGTTTATGTGCTCATCATAATTTACCATTTACAGGATATGCTTCAGTAGCATATGTGCCTGGAGAAAAAGTAGTAGGTTTAAGTAAACTAAATCGTGTAGTTGATTGGTTTGCTCGTAGACCACAAATGCAAGAATCATTAACTCAACAAATCCATACATTTTTATCTGAAAAATTAGAATGCAGTTCAGTAGCAGTAAGTATCGCTTCTAAACACATGTGTTGTTCAAATCGTGGAATTAAACATCCAACATCAACAATGACAACTAATAAGTTTAGTGGTGTATTTATGGAATCAGATAATTTGATTCGTGAGGAATTTTTACACGCTATTAGTAAAAATGGACATGGACTTTCTTAAATTATGACTTACAGTACTTTTTTAAATGTAATACAACAATTGCAAAAACAAGACCATGTATTACAAAAACTATATAAATATAATATTAATTTATTAGATTTAGTAGATCCATATCATTCTATTATTTCTGACTTAATTAAAGAAATTTATGGTGAGGAAGGATATGATTGGTTTAGTTGGTTTTGTTATGAAAATAACTATGGTAAAGGTGAATTAAAAGCGTGGGATGAAAATAAAAACAACATATGTTATGATGTAAAAACACTTTGGGAATATTTAGAATATTTAAAGAAAGTTAAAGTATCTTTATCAAACTAATCATATTTATCATCAAAACATAACATTATGATGAATAAATATTGGGCACCAACCCCTAAAAAATGG